AGTAATACCGGCTATTTTAATACCAATGTCGTGTACTCTAATTTTATCGAGTGGGTGCTATCGAATGACCGGCTGATTGGCTCCAGGTCGCTATCTGTTTTCAGCAATAATTGGGAGGATTCAAAAGGGTCGCTGGGGGCCGGTTATGGCGCACATCTATTTACTAACCGTGGACGGCTGTTTTGGTTTAGGAAAAGTAAGGTTGAAAGTGGCGGAAGCAGTCAACAAAAAGAGGAGCTTACCATATACTCATTAGGTCGTAGCAGAATAGCGCTTGAGCAATTAGTGCGTGACTTCACTCCAGGTGAATGCGGTGATTATATCCCTGTTTTTGAATACAGAGGTGGGTGGGAGTCTTTGGCTAAAGTGGGTATTCGCAGCTTGGAAAGTGTAGCATCGAGCGGTGGTGTAAAAGAGGATTTGCTTGATAAGCTATCTAAATTTTATGCATCAAAAGCGTGGTACGCGGATCGTGGCATATCCTATAAATTAACATGCGTTTTGTTTGGGCCTCCAGGAACCGGAAAAACCAGCCTAATTAAAGCGATGGCCGGTCATTTTGGCAAACCGGTGTATTGCATATCATTAAGCGGTATGTCTGATTACTCATTGCGTAGGGCGATAGCCAGCATTCCAAGGGGTAGTATATGTCTAATGGAAGATTTTGATGATTGTGGAGCAGTCACGCATACCGAAGATTTAGGGCCGGTAGCGTCTGATTCTGATTCCGAATGCAAATTTCTACATCTTAGCACCGTGTTGAATACGCTGGATGGGATTGCGCCATTGGATGATGTAGTCGTATTTATGACAACTAATCATATCGATAAGATCGATCCAGCCTTATTGCGTCGAGGCAGGATAGATCACACCTATTACGTGGGGCTATTGAAAGATAAGGATATAAAACAATACTTGAGCTATGTATTCCCGAATCAAAGTACCAACTTAGCATTTGCTGATATTATTGGATGTGATCTGGCTGGTATTTACCTGGACAACCGGGATGATTTTCAAGCCTTGATTTCTAAATTGCCCATTGTTTGTAATAATGAAACCCAAGCTTAAAAAACAATACGGCCTCTGGTACTGCAAAGGCAATGATATAACCGGGCATGGTGAACTGGCTATCATTGCCTATCTTGACTGGCTATTGAAAAAGAATCGTTCACGCAATTTGCTTTAACGCGGATTGCGTGGACGATGATTATTTAGAGTTATTTCTCTTTTCGTTCACGCATCCAGCTAATAAGAGTTTGAATCTGAGCGGCCTTTTTTTGTGCCAGTTTAAAATATTTTGCTCGGATTCACCGCTGATCCTGACGAACTCGGCGAGGCTGTCTAACCCCGCCTTTTTGCATTGCTCAGATGGAGTCATGTCTAAAATAGTCCGCTGCTTTTTTAATTTCACGCTCCTTCAGTTCATTATTGTCTGTCCAGTAATCGCAATTTTCCCACACATATTGATATAGTTGTGATTCCACTCCGTCCCCTCTGTCCCCGCCGTTCCTATAATCAATTTCAAATTCTATATCTAGCCCGGCAGCATTGGCAACGTCAGAACAATATTGTGCGTATTGTTCCATTTGTGTTTCATTCAAATCGCCTAAACAGTGTGAATCAATTTTATAAGTGCTCATGACATTATTCTCCAGTTTAATTATGTTCGCGTTATCGCTGAACTGGGTCTTATTATACACAAATATATTGTGTTGCACACAATTATTTTTAGTATTGGCGCTAAAGTTTTATATCCGAATTGGGGTTGTGTTACAATATAAGTACATAAGAATATACGAATATTGTCGGGAGACATTAGTTTGGCAAACATCAAGATTACTGATAAACAGTGGACTGATGCTAAGGAGTATTTCGAGGCCGGTTTATCGCTATCTCAGATCAATGAAAGAACCACTATCGACAAGGCTGCGATTAGCCGAAAAGCTAAAGCAGAAGGCTGGATTAAAGGTGGTGAAAAACAACAGCTATTGCTAGACGCGGTGCGGCTTGAAGAGGCAAAATCAACGCTAAATCAACAGGCGTTGACAATCCACAATGAACTGGTTGACGAGCGCACAAAACATATTCTGTTTTTCAACAATGCAGCAATAACCAACGTCAAGCAAGCAATGGCTGAACCCTGCGAAAACCAGAACGACTTTCGAGCCAGAGCGGAAACGATTAATAAAGGTCGTGAGGCGGTGCTGGGCAAAGCACCTGATACGGCGATTCAAATAAACAATGCGCCCACGCAGGAAGTCGGCCACTCCACAGGCTTTTTGCAGTCGGTCATATCGGAAATCAATGCTGCTAAATAACAGGGCAGATTATTATGAGCTACTGGCAAAGCTAGGTAGCGACGATTACACCGAAGCGCAACGGACTGAGGCATTGCGCGATTTATGCAAAGGCGATCTGTTCTTTTTGTTGGTGTACGGCATGGGTCGCCGCGATGCTGATAGGGATTGGTTGTTTGATCGATGTCGAGAGGTTCAAGAGCAACCAGATGATATGTTGGACTTGTGGAGTCGAGAACACTACAAATCGACAATTATAACATTTGCTAAAACTATTCAGGACATTCTGAATAATCCAGAAATCACCATCGGTATATTCAGCCATACCCGGCCTATAGCCAAGGCGTTTTTGCGGCAGATTAAACGCGAGTTTGAGCTTAATGCGAATCTAAAGGCATGGTTCTCTGATATTCTTTACGACAATCCAGCGAAACAAGCAATCAAATGGAGTGAGGATGACGGCATTATCGTCAAGCGCACCAGCAACCCGAAAGAAGCGACAATCGAGGCATGGGGCGTTGTCGATGGACAGCCTACCGGAAAGCATTTCAATTTATTGGTGTATGATGACCTGGTAACAAAAGAGTCAGTTAATACCCCGGAAATGATTGAAAAGACGACTGACGCTCTAGCGCTATCCTATAACTTGGGCGCTCATGGCGGTAAACGTCGGTTTATTGGTACTCGTTACCATTTTGCCGACACCTATAAAACCATCATGGATCGTGGAACCGTTACGCCGCGCATCTATCCTGCCACGCATGACGGCTCATTAACAGGGACACCAGTATTCCTGACCGAAGAACAGAACAATAACAAGCGCCGGGATATGGGTGTTTATGTTTACTCCTGCCAAATGTTGCAAAACCCGGTTGCCGACAGTTCGCAGGGCTTTAGTCGGGACTGGTTAAGGCATTTTGATGGCGATAATTTAGCCGGATGCAACTGGTATTTGCTGGTGGACGCAGCCAATGGCAAGCGCAAGAGCAACGATTACACGTCAATGTGGGCAGTTGGTCTTGGTAAGGATGGCAATTATTATGCGATTCCAGAAGTCAGGGACAGGCTAAATCTGACGGAAAGAGCAAACCGGCTCATTGATTTGCACCGCAAGTATAAGCCCATAGAGGTCAGATACGAGCGTTACGGCATGATGGCCGACATTAGCTATATCAAATTGATTCAAGAGCAACAAAGCTATAGGTTTGATATAATAGAAGTTGCTGGGCCTCAGTCTAAAATTGACCGAATAAAACGCCTTGTGCCGCTATTTGAAGGCGCAAAGGTTTGGTTGCCACGAAAACACATGGTGACGGATTATGAGGGCAAAACCCGCGATATAATCCATGACTTTATCGAAGAAGAATTTATCCCGTTTCCGGTGCCTTTGCATGATGACATGCTGGATGCTTTAGCCCGGATAACAGAGCAGGAAGGCAAACGCCCTGGTGACGATAAGAAGCTGGAGCTTCGCCTGAACTGGCCTAAAGAAATATCCAGCTATAAGCCACGCTCAGCGGCAAACTGGCGGCTATAATTTCAACCATCGTCGTGATGACGTAGGACACACAAATGTTTATTGATGCGGAACGCGATACCAGTGACGCGATTGAGTCGGACGGATTGACGCTGGAGCAGTTTACCGGCTTCTTCCATGAGCTATTGAATCAGCCAGCCTGGAGAGCGCAAGCCGACAAGGAGATGGATTACAAGGACGGCAACCAGCTCGACTCGGACATTTTGCAGAAAATGGCGCTGATTGGCTTGCCTCCTGCCGTTGAACCGCTAATAGGCTTGGCGATTGAATCGATATTGGGCGCAGAAGCGAAAAAGCGCACCGATTGGCGTGTCGTGCCGGATGGCGACAAAGACGGACAGGAAGTGGCCGATGCGTACAATTACAAATTAAATCAAGCCGAGCGCAAAAGCCGAGCCGACCGTTCCTGTTCCGATGCGTACGAGTCTCAGGTATCCGTCGGATTGGGTTGGGTGGAAGTGTCGCGTGAATCCGACCCGTTCAAGTACCCGTACCGCTGTCAGTTCGTGCATCGTAACGAAGTCTGGTGGGATTGGCTGGCAAAATGCCCGATGCTGTCCGATGCGCGGTATTTGATTCGTATGAAGTGGGTTGATAAGGACATTGCCAAATTGATGTTTGCTGACCAGGCCGATATTATCGAGCAATCAGTCTCAGGCTGGAATGGTATGGATGCGTTCATGCTCGATGGTGGTCAATCAACCGGACTGTACAAAGCGCAGAACGACGAGCGCGGCTGGTCGATTGAAGAACAGCAATGGCGTGATGTGGAACACCGAAAAATCCGGCTGTTTGAAGTCTGGTATCGCACCTGGGAACAGGCTTTAGTGCTGAAAATGCAGGATGGCCGCGTGGTTGAACTGGATCAGGATGACCCGATGCACTTGCTGGCGATCAGCCAAGGCATTCAACCGCAGTACGCAACCATCAGCCGAGTACATCAGGCGTGGTTCGCTGGCCCTCATAAGCTCCGCGATGAACTGTCACCGTACCGGCACAAGCATTTTCCGTATGTGCCGTTCTGGGGGCATCGTGAGGACAGGACCGGCGTACCGTTTGGACGGATTCGCGGCATGATGTACATGCAGGACAATATCAATGCCTCGATCAGCAAGATTCGTTGGGGTTTGGCGGCCACGGTTACGACTCGCACCGAAGGCGCAGTATTGGGAGACGATGAGCATTTTAGGCAGGAGATAGCTAGGCCCGATGCAGACATTGTGTTGGATGCCGCACATATGGCGCAGCCCGGCGCTACCTTCAAAGTGGATCGCAACTTCGAGCTGAATGAGCAGCAATACAAGATGCTCAACGATGCCCGAAACGCGATCACCAAAGTCGGCGGCATTAGTGATGAGTTCCAGGGCAACAATAACAGTGCGACTTCCGGCGTACAATTCAACTCGCAGGTTGAGCAGTCGCAGCAGTCATTGGCAAACATTGATGATAATTTCCGCGAGTCCCGCGCTCAAGTCGGTGATTTGCTGTTGTCGATGATCGTGCAGGATTCTATCGGCAAGCAAGAAGATGTTCTAATTGACGGCGGCGCACTGAAAGAGGATCGGGTTGTTACGCTGAACCGTCCGATTACTGACGACAGCGGCATTCAATACCTGACCAACGACGTTGAACGCACTATGTTGAAAGTGGTTCTGGATGATGTGCCGAGTACGTCCAGTTACCGCAACCAGCAATTAGCCTCATTGAGTGAAGCCTATAAAGCTTCACCGCAGGAATACCAGCGCATCATGATGCCACACATGCTCAGTCTGATGGATGTGCCGGACAAAGACGCGATCATCAAGGCGATCAAGGACGCCGACGCACAACCCTCGCCGGAAGCACAAGAAATGCAGCGCAAGATGAAGGAACTGGAAATCAAGCAAATGCTCAGTGATGCACAAATCAAGCAGATCGAAGCCAATGCCGTCAAGACCATGACCGAAGCGCAGTATGCGGCGATGCAAGGCGGTGCTCAAGTGGCATCCATGCCGACCATCGCACCTATTGCCGACGCCATTATGATGAATGCCGGTTATCAGCCGCCGAGTCCGGGCGGTGTTGACCCGAACTTTCCACAGCCCGAGCAAATGGCAGTACCGCCACAGCCCACCAACACTAACCCGATGACCCCAGTCCTGCCAGAGTCACCGAACATTGGCGCTAATGGCGGCATTGAGACACAAAGAATCACCGACAATCTAGGAGCCGCACAGTGATAGCCAACGAAGAACATATAACCACGCACGAAGAAGAACAGGAGATTGTTCAATACGTGCTGGATGCGCTGAATGCCGCGCCCGAAGTCAATAACCCGAATTACCGTAAGATGACCGTGTATGCCTTGCTGGAAAAAGCGTTCGGACTGGCTAACGATGCCGGTTTCTATTCCGATGCCAGTCTGGATGTGCTGCTGCATTTTGTGCCGGACTTCTTTGCTGAACCAGAACCCGCTAAGCCCGTTGAGAAAAGCAGCCTGATTCTGCCGAGCCATTTAACTAAAGGAACCCTACAGTGAACTATAAACAAGCCTACACCGTCTCCGCAGCCAGTCTGACCGGACACGCCAGTAATGTTACCGGCGCAAGCTGGACGATTGCCACCGCTAAAGCCGGGGACGGACTGGCGCATCATGTGACCATTCGTAATGATGCAGCAACCGACCATAGCGCCAAGACCATTATCTTGGTTGGTGTTGGACCTAACGGCGAAGCACTGACCGAAACGCTGGCCGCTCCAGGCGTATCAGCGACCGTCACCAGCACGTTAGCATTCTATTCGCTGACTTCGGCAACCCCATCGGCAACGATTGGCGCTGACACGTTTGATCTTGGTTGGGCTGCCACCGCACAATCGCCTTGGGTGGATATGCACACGGCTCCCGCTACTGCCGCAGTCTCCATTGGCGGCACCATCAACTTCGACATTCAGCATACTTATGACGAAGCCAATGCCGGAGCGGTCGCGTTCAATGCCGAAGCGGGCAAGACCGCCAATACTGAACATCTCTACACCACTCCCGTTCGTGCCGTTCGGGTGGATGTCAATAGTCACACTAACGGCACATTCAATCTCTACGTAACTCAATAAGGACAGCTATGTACATAGTTAAAGCGTCACAAACAGCCACATACCCGAAACGGGTTGGCGAAGTCCCCGCCAAAGACAATTGGACGGCCGGAATGGTCAGCGAAGTTGACGAGGCCTTGATTCAGTATTACAACGACCATACCGACGTATTCACGGTATTGGGCCGAAGCGGTGCGCTGACGACTGGCGTTGCGGCATTATCGACGCTCAGCGCGGTCGACACGTTTGATGGTGTTGTGCATCAGACTGTATTCACATTGACTGATTTAGCGCAAACCGTGGTCAATGGCACCGAATACCAAGGCACGAAGCTGTATGACTTCCCGGCGGGTAGAATCCTGGTGTTGGGCGTTACCGCGTCGATTGCACAAAAAACCACCAGCGCATTGGCCAGCACGTTAAACGCAAGCTCAACCGGAGCATTAGCGTTAGGTACGGCGACCGCATCCAGCACCACGCTGAACAGCACTATGGCAGATTTGCTGCCGTCTACCGCGTTCACTTCATCGGCAACGATCAATGTTGCAGGAACGGCAGTGGGTGCAGCCCTGGCCGCGTCAGCGCAGTTCGACGGCACCAGCACCGCGAAAGACTTGTATATCAACACTGCTTATGCGACCACCACCGATGTCGATGCTGATGCAACACAAACCCTGAGCGGCACAATTACTGTCACTTGGATTTTACTCGGCGACTATTAATTTTAAGTTGACAATGCGTAAATATTTTATTCATTGTCAACATTTGATGTATAATACCCCTATCCAATAACGTGACTGCGACGATACGGCAGGTTAGCCCTTCTACGGGATAACATTGGAGCAACAACGAATGAAAGACGCAGATTATTTTGCAGCAAACCCGGACGAATTTTATCAACTCACTGACGATCAGAAAGACTCCGTTGTAAATGGCGGCACGATTGACGATCAAGGCGATACCGACCCGGCAGCAGCCGACGAGGAAACCAGCGCAACGCCTGAGCCTGGACAGGAAGCAATAAAAGACCCCGAACCTGAGTTACTAGCGAAAGACGGCAAACACACCATTCCCTATCAGGAGTTAGTGGATGCCCGAGATAAAGCGGCGCAACTGGAGCAGAAAGCTTCTCAATGGGAGCAGTTCGCGGCACAGCAAGCGGAATTGATAGCGGCACTGCAAGCGGCCAAAGTCGATGATGCGGGCACTGGCGATACCAAAGCCCAAGAGGCGGTCATGGAAGCGTACCAAGGGGATTTCCCCGAAGTCGCCGAAGATATGAAGCCCTTTATCCAACGCATGATTGATGACGGCATTAAGCAAGGTTTGGCAGCATTCCAGCAGCAAATCAATGAACAGATTCAACCGGTTCAGAAAATTGTTCAGGAAAGCGCCCAAGACAAGCACTTTAATGCTATTGCTAATGCCCATGCCGACTGGCAGCAGGTCGTGAGCGACCCGAAACTGGAAGCGTGGATCAATAGCCATCCGTCATTTGTCAGAGATCAGTACAACACGGTGCTTGATCGAGGCAATGCTAATCAGGTTGTAGAGTTAATCACTGCCTATAAAGATGCGAACCCGGCCAAGGTCGAGGCAGAACCCGAAGCCAATGCCAAAGATAAAGCGAAAGAAGTTTTAGCGAATGTCAAAAAGCCCACGCCTAACAGTTTGTCGGATATTCCGGCAGGCACGGCAGGGACAACGGACGTAAGCGAGGCGATGCTGACCATGACCCCGAGACAACTGGAGTCGTTGTTTGCCAACAAATCGCCGGAAGAAATTCAAAAACTGATGTCGCGTGTAGTTTAAACCGAAAACGCTCGTCGAGATGACGCGCTAAATCCTGTAAATGGGCGGTCTTGTGCCGCCGAAGGAACCCCAAAGAAAACGCTCGTCGAGATGACGCGCTAAATCCCGTAGATGAGCGGCATTGAGCCGCCGAAGGAAACCTTATATGGCAACGAATATCCCTTATGGTGGCGATCAGGCCATTCATATTCAATCGGCTGGCTTGTTTGCTGCATCGATGCAGCGCAATACCACGCTAAACCGTTTAACCGGCAAACTGCCTACTCAGGCGGATGCTGAAAACAATCTCCGCGTCCAGTCCAGCAGCAATTACCCGATTGTCGTTTGTAAAGATTTACAAAAGACTGCGGGCGATGAAGTGCGCTTCGATTTGGTCAACCATTTAGGCGGCAAGCCGATCATGGGCGGCGAAAACGCGGAAGGCTTGGGCGAAGCATTATCGTTCTCGCAAGACAAGCTCCGTATCAACCAGACTCGTAAGCCGATCTCAGCCGGTGACGCGATGACCCAACAACGCACCAAGTGGCAGTTGCGCTCATTGGCCCGTAACTTAGGCGAAGCGTACATGAACCGCTTGCAGGATCAGTTAGCCCTGGTTCACATGGCTGGTGCGCGTGGTTTCCACGACAACATCGAGTGGGCAGTACCGCTGGCATCAGATGCCGATTTTGCGAAAATCTGCGTAAACTCGGTGAAAGCGCCCACCAAGAACCGTCACTACATGTCTACCGGCTCCGGTATTGAACATATTGCCGCCGCCGCTAACGAAATCAGTATCGCCACTACCGACGTATTGAACTCGGATGTCGTGGATGGTATCCGCACAGTGCTCGACTCGATGCCATTGCCTCCTGCGCCGGTCATCTTTGACGGCGACAAGATGGGTAATGATTCTCCATTGCGAGTATTGCTGGTATCAAGCGAGAACTATACCTCATTCGTGCAGTCTACCAACTTCCGCACCTTGCAAGCCAACGCCATGTCCAGAGCGCAAATGGCCGGACAGAACCCGTTATTCATGGGCGAAGCGGGATTGTGGATGGGCATCTTGATCGTCAAAATGCCGAAACCAATCCGCTTCTATGCCGGTGACTCGTTGCGTTACTGCGCAAGCTACACCACTGAAACAGAAACATCGACTGACTTAGTGCCAGCGGCGTTCGGTACTAGCTATGCGGTGGATCGTTCAATCCTGTTAGGCGGTCAAGCCCTGGCCTCTGCGTTCGGCATGAACAACAAAACCGGCAACCCGTTCTTCTGGTCTGAAAAAGAACTGGATCACGGCGACAAGCTGGAAGTGTTGATCGGCATGATGAACGGCATGAGTAAAATCCGCTTCTTGATCGATCACGGAACCCAAAGCCAATACACCGATAATGGGGTGATCGCCATCGATTCGGCGGTGAAGATAGCTGGCGTATAATGTCGGTATATCATTCTATAGCCTCATTTGTTATAATAACTCGTTGTTTTTTAATAATGAATGAGGCTTTATAGATGACAAAAATAGTTGATAGATGCGGAAAAAGATACGGAAAGTTAGTTGTTGTAAAAAGAGTTGGTAGCGACCATAGGGGGAAATCTCTTTGGGAATGCATGTGTGATTGCGGAGGCATAAAGACAGCCAATAGTTCCGATTTACATAAAGGAAATATATTGTCTTGTGGTTGCTTGCAGAAAGAACACCGGTTGAAGGGTTTTAATAAAACGCATGGGCTTACCAAAACTTCTGAATACAATACGTGGGTGGGGATGAAAGCGCGATGTTATAATGGCGATAATCCTGCATACCATAACTATGGCGGAAGAGGCATAGCTATCTGTGATAGATGGCGAGATAGTTTTGAGAACTTTATTCAAGACATGGGTAATCGCCCTTCTCCAAAGCATAGTATTGACCGCATTGATACCAATGGCAATTATGAGCCTGACAATTGCAGATGGGCGACTGATAAAGAACAGATGAATAATGTTCGATATAACAGACTTATCACGATTGATGGAGTGACTAAAACAGTTAGCGAGTTTGCAGATTTTTATGGAATCAAATTATCTGTAGCACAATGTAGGCTTGCTAGAGGATGGAGTAATGAAGAAGCGTTTAAAGCAGAGTTAACACCGATAAATCGTTTTATAACGGTTGGAGGCGTAACTCAAACAGTTACTGAAATGGCTAGAATTTACAATATTGATAGGCGATTAGTGACAAATAGGCTTAGACGAAACTGGACTCCAGAACAAGCTGTAAAGACACCACCAGGGCAAAAACCTGTTTCATATATTATTTAGGAGTTTAATCATGGCTAATGTAACCAAGAAAAAAATCAACAAGCTGGACATGTTCAGCACTGCCCCGTACGGCAATGCTTGGAAAGGTCTGTATACATTCGCAACCAATGCCTCGGGCGTGTTCGTGGATTCCGACCAGACTACTGCTGTAGCGGTGGCTGATGTGGTAAGAATCGGCATTTTACCGGCTGGCTTGCAACTGCATGGCTGCCTATCTATTGTCTCTGACGCTTTCACAGCGGCGACAACAGCGGATATCGGCTTTGCGTATGTGGATGGCGTGGACAGTACCGATGTGCCGCAAGATGCGGATTACTTCGATGCAGCTCTGGCAACCGACGCGCAAGGACGAACTGCGGCAGCTAACCTGGCTGTCGCTCCGGTGACTTTGCCGAAAGACGCTTACCTGACTTTAACGATTGCCGGGGCTAACCATGCCGCCGTAGGTCGTTTGGATGTGGTTGTTGACGGCATCTGGAAAGGCGTCCCCGCTTAACCTTTAACCTCCTGGCAACTCCCCGTTATCGCGAAAGCTTGACGGGGAATTGTTCAAGCAAAGGACAGTTATGATTGCAATTACCTATATTGGCAAGCGTGAATCTTATATTGACGGTTGCTACGGCTCGAAGATCGTATTCCAGCAAGGCGAAACCAAAGCGGTTCCGCAAGAATGGGCAGTCAAGTTTCTGCGCCATCCCGACCAGTTTGAAAAAAGCGATGACAAGAAAGCCACGCCGGTTGACATCGAAGCGAAAGAACAACCCGAAGAAGATATTCAGGACACCGTGGATGCGGTAGCGAACATGGACAGTGACGCGCTGGCTGAATTTGCCGCCACGCATTTTAATGGTTTTAAAATCAACAAGCGTAAAGGCGTCGAAAGCCAACGGGCCGAAGTGACACGCTTGATTGAACAGTTCGGATTGCTGTAATGCGCGTTAGCGAGCTGGAAACACTGTATCGCAGTCAGTTCGATGACGAGGCGCAAGCACATTTCCTGTCGGTACCGAAGTTCCTGCTGTATCTGAATGAAGCGATAGAAGAAGCCTGTATCCGGGCGAACCTGGTGTTCGACAAGACCAGTGCGTTTTGCTCGGTCAGCGTCACGTCGGGGAAATCCGTCTATAACCTGGATGACAGCATTTATGCGCTGCCGTATGTGTCCTTAGTCGATAGCGCCGGAGCTAGCACGCGACTGACCGCTACAGACCGCATTGAACTGGACAGGGTTAGCAATGACTGGCGTGAGCAAACCGGCACACCGACGCATTACCTGCATTACGATACCACGCTGGAACTGTACCCACAGCCTGATGCGGCCTTTACGCTCAAGCTGGAAACCTACCGCATTCCCGATGAACTGGTTAGTACAGGACAAGCGCCGGAAATGAATCGCACACACCATCGGCACTTGGTCGATTGGGTGCTGTATCGGGCCTATAGCATTCAGGATGCGGATATGTTTAACCCGATCAAGGCGACCTATTACGAAAAACAGTTTACGGATTACTTTGGCAACAGGCCGAAAGCGACCAGCCGCCGCAAGGAATATTCCAACAGGCCGCACCGCAATAAGGCTTATTTCTAACCCTACAATTTTCGCCATTTCCCAGTTTGGGTTTCCTTCATTTTCCCGAGCGCATAAATGGCCCTTATTCAACTCAAGTCGTGATGACTTCATACTCCTCAAGGAACCGCAATGGCAAACGCTCTTTATCCCAAATATTTAGAAAACCTGCTGCAAGGCACCGCCGATCACGATCTTGACGGATCAGGCGCAACCGGCGTCTATGTCGCCCTGATCGATACCGGCACCTACACCTATTCCTCGGCGCATCAGTATTACTCGGACTTATCCGGCATTGTCGGAACCCCGATGGAAATCGGCGCCACCAAGACATACACCAACGGCACCTTCGACGGCGCTGATGTGACGTTTACTGCGGTCACGGGCAATAACGCCGAAGCTCTGGTTATTTATCGCAAGAATGCTGGGGCTAATACGACTTGGGCGCTAGTGGCTTATTTGGATACGGGAATTACAGGATTGCCGGTGCTGCCCAATGGCGGGGATATTTCGATTACCTGGGATGCGGCTGGCATCTTCTCTCTTTGACATTAGGATGTAATCAATGCCTAAGTTAGCAAACTGGGTAAAAGAAAGTGTATCTGGAACTCCAGGAACTGGAACTATATCTCTAGGCGGTGCTGTCACAGGATTTTGCCGGTTTCAAGACCAGTTTACAACGGGTGATGTTGTTAAATATGTGATAGAAGATGGCGATAATAAAGAATCGGGACTAGGCACTTTAACAACTGGGACGCCGTGGACGCTGGCAAGAACCGTTGTGCAAGAAACTATCAATTCAGGGACGTTTGATAACACTAGTCCATCAGCGCTAAGCCTAACATCTTCTGCTATTGTAGGGATTGCTGGAAGTGCAGATACAACAGGTATTGTTGTAGGGCGCGGGTACGCTTCAATTAATACAGTAGTAACCTGCTCTACTGCTATACCATATGATGATACAATACCTCAAAATACTGAAGGTACTGAAGTTATAACGCTGGCTTATGTTAGAAAGTTCTCGGACAGCATTTTGCAGGTACAATCCGGTTTTTGGGGTACGCCTAACGGTTCGGGCATGGTGGTGGTAGGCGCACTATTCCAAGATACAACGGCAAGCGCTTTAGAGATAACTGCTTTTTCAGGTGATGTGATAGAAGCAAATAATGGAACTGTATACACAGAACTTGTTTCAGGGGCAGTAGGCTCTACAACTTTCAAACTAAGGGTAGGAGGGCAATCAGGAACCTTTTATGTAAATGCTGGTGCAGGTACAAGTTCTAGGTATTACGGAGGAGCTGGGAAGGCATATATCAAGGTTACTGAAATTAGGCAATAACTATGAACGTATTAGGTTCTGGTACTTTAGGGGCATTTGAGAGTACTTCTAGTGGTACACAGGCCTTAACGCCGTCGTTATTTGCTAGCACGCATACCTTTCATGCAGCGACAGTATCCACTGGCTCAGTCTCTTTAACGCCCTCACTCTACGCGCATAGTCATACCTTCCATGAGCCAATGGTATCGGCGGGCGAGATCACGTTAGCGGCTGACCTGTTCTCGCATTCAGCAACGTTTTACGCACCGACGATCAGTACTGGCGAAGTCACATTATCGCCTGCGCTGTTTACTGAAACGCATACGTTCTATATCCCTGTGGTTGATGGCGGCGCAATCATCCTACGGCCTTCGCTGTTCAGCAATAGCCATGAGTTTCATGCGCCCACGGTCACGCCGGGAGAAGTCACGCTCACGCCGACGCTATTCACGAACACGCATACCTTCCATGCGGCGACGGTCTCTACTGGCGCAGTCAACTTAACGCCCAGCCTGTACGCGCATGGAAATAGTTTCTATACGCCGACAGTCACGCCGGGAGCGGTCACGCTGGCACCGGCACTGTTTAGCGAGCCACACAGTTTTCCTTCGGCGACGATCACAACAGGAGCGGTCAGCTTAACACCGAGCCTGTTTAGCAACAGCCATACCTTCTATGCGCCTGCGGTAACAATTGGGGCGGTCGATCTGACGCCGAGCCTATTTGCCAACAACCACACGTTCTATGCGCCCACGGTCACACAGCACCTTGCCCCGGAGCTGTTTGCGAAGTCGCACAGCTTTTATGCGCCCGCAGTCACGGTCGGTGAGGCGAATCTTGCGCCGAGCCTGATTGCCAATACGCACGACTTCCATAGCCCCACGGTTAGCCATATCCTGCACGGGGCGCTGTACGATCATGCGAGCACCTTCCATGCCCCGTCGGTCTTGGCCGGGACGGTTACGCTATCGCCCCCGCTGTATGTGAACCCGCATGTGTTCTATTCGGCTAATGCCGGACTGAACACCGCCTCGGTGGAATGGGTCATTGTCGAGCATCAGCCGAATAAACTGATTGCCTGCCAGCAGCCGAATAGCCTGATAGTTGAGGCGCAATATGGTAAAATCATCGTAGAAACCCAACCTAACACCATCATCCATTAGGAAACGCTAATGCTTTATGACGCGCTACAAACGGGCGGCTATCGAATAGCTGGCAATCACAAACCCAACTCAAAAAGGTTGATGGGCATTATCTTTCGTGCCGATCCGTGGGAAGCTAATAAGGTCTATCGCAAATACGATGATGATAATTACGACATTATGGTGCCGCCTGTCTATACCGGCCTTATTTATCGGGTTAAGAATCCGGGCAAAAGCGGAGCAACAGCGCCGACATTAAGCTATGTGCCGGGGGAGGAGTCTACAGACGGCGCATTAGGTTTAACGTGGGAGGGAATGCTGGATACTCTGATGCCGGCGACTGAATCTATTTCATCAGTCGCTTATACCTGCACTCATGGCGTAACCGTGTCATCAACCAGCAACACCGGCACCTCGTGTCAGTTTATGATCGACGCATTGCCGGATGCGGCTATTGCCGCGGGTGAATTTGAAATTAATGTACTGGCAACGAAATCGAACACAGAGAAAGTAGAACTGTTGCTCAAAGTTAAGGTGGGAGATTAGATAATGAGTCAGTCATCTTATCAAAACTGGGACAGCATCAGCCAGCCTTACCCGTACATTGACGGCTTCCCTGATTCTATTGTGGATAAGGCCAATACCAATTTTTACGAGCCTTGGGTAAACAACAAGGTAGCAGTAGATGTGTTGGATGCTCAAGCTCGCGTTGAGCTTAAACTGCTGATGGATAAAAACCCCGGCAAGACTGTATCCTGGCCTAAAAATAATGCCGTTATCGGCATAGTGTACCCACGATGAATAAAGTTGGTGAATAATGAATATAAGCGAAATAATAGCAGAACTGGAAGCGATTAAAGCCAGAGAAGGCGATCTTGATTGCGTAGTTGGCGATGGTGATGATTACGTAGATTGCGATATAGAAACTCCCGTACACTTCAAGATGACGAATGGAAGATACTCATGGCATGGCAAAGGAGATGAAGTTAAAGTTGTTGAATTTGTCCTTACCTAATTATGACCGACGTTAATCTTCCAAAATTCCAAGGGCTGAACAACCGGGCCAAAGATACCGCGTTGCCGGAAGGTAAGCTCTATAACGCCGTCAACGTCCTGTTTGCCGACGACGGCACGGTATTGTTTCCGCGTCCCGGTAAAACATTGCGCTACGCTGGCGATTGCAAATGGATTCATGCCACCGATGATCTAACGCTATTCGTTGAGGACGGCGATTTAAAGAGGCTGAATGATGACGATACTGCAACGACATTGCAAAGCGGAGTCGGCAGTACGCGGGTATTCTATACGCAAGTCGCTGATACGCTGTATTGGGCCAATGAATTGACTTCGGGCAGGATTGTCAACGGCGTCAACTACGAGTGGGGAACGGCACGACCACCGCGGCAACCGGATGCAACGCCTGTTAGCGTGGGCGGTTTGTTTGCTGGCGAATATAGAATTTGCATAACCTGGATAGGCTCAGACGGACAGGAAGGCGGCACCGGCAACAGTAAGCGCGTGACGGTCGTTGATGGCGGCGGCATTTACCTGAATAATTTCCCTACTCCCCCTGCATATTGTTCTGGTGTGGCTATCTATATCAGCTCAGTCAACAGCAAAGACCTGTCTCTGTACGGAGAATTCTCGGCTGACATTGACCAGATCACCCTGACCAATCGAATATGCACCGTGCCGCTGTCCACGCAATTTGCTTGGACTCCAAGACCGATCGGAATTATCAAAGCCCATTACGGCCGTATTTATTATGCAGTCGGCGACAAAGTGTACTGGACGGATTTGCACAATTACGGCTTGCAACACAAAGGCCAATACTTCCGGCTGGACAGCAACGTGCAGGTGATTATCTCCTGCCCTAACGTGCTCTATATCGGTACACAAAACAAGTTCGGCAGGATCACCAATATCGACGGCGACGGCCCGGCGATTTACGAAGAACTGCAAGACTGCGCGACCGTCAAAGGTTCGGAAGTCTATCATCCTGACGGCAAGACCGCTTATGTCATGTCGGATCGGGGTTGGCTGCAATGCTCGCCGGAAGGGGTGGCCGAAATCAGCTACAAAGATATTGCAATCCCCTTCTTCAAGGAAGGGACGCAGACTATTTTGCAGCAGGACGGTCATGATTATTTGATCTTCGTAGGCCGTGACGCAACGGCTAATCCGCTGGCTAACAGTGAATATGCAGCCGCAGAAGCTTTGCGCGGAGTGTTATAGGATTGTGTTATAATTGCCTAAATTCCAAGGAGCTATTATGGGTGAGCTGAAACTTTACAGTTTCTATCCGGAAGGTCATGGTCAAGTCAGCATCTTTACTATGGCGCATAGCGAAGAAGAAGCTTTTGAAATTATTGATGCTGAAATTAAAAGCGGAAAATTTGATGCTTATGAAGTAGATGGATGGGGAACCGATTACTATTCCGTCGAATCAGTTGGCTATAAAGGCGTATTGATTAACAACAACGATTAAAGCAGTAATATCTCTACAGGCATAAAGCATGAATTTAACAATGACAAAAGAATTTAAAGCCGCCTTATTTAAGGGCCTAGTCAGCAACATTATCACTGACGATCAAGATATGGATGGCACGTTTAAAGTATCTTTAAATGGCTTGCAGATAAAGCTTGCAGATGGCCGCGTTGAAGTATCGTTCAAGCATGACGACTTAGCAATATCTGTAATTGAGCATCCGTTATCGGTACGGGATGTTCTAACAATCAATTTCGATGATGCAATCCAAGGATCTTTGAAATTCAAACTCGATTAAAGCAGTAACAACCGCGCACTAGCGCAACCGCGTCGTGATGACGCCACGATCCTCATAGAAGGCAACCAATGAGTAACTTAAGTGAACTCGCATTTTACCTCTCTGGGGGCGCTGGCAATAGTACAGCCAGTGCCTCTACAGGAGGCGCAATCTCATCAACCAAAATCCTGTCGCAACTCGCTACCGCTACCACGCCCATTCTCGGCGTGACGCTCGGCGATGCTATGGGCAACGCATTAGGCAATGGCACATTAAGCTACACCTATTCGTCAACGTCAAAAAGCCTTGCGTGGACTCCCTACGGAGGACAGACCGGTGCCGCCGTTAATGTCTCGACCAGCGGCACCTATGCGCTGCAAGGCTTAAACAACGGCGGTGTGTTGCATGTGACCGTGGTTGCATCCTCGTTGCCGTCAGCCAGTGCCACCGATACGGTAGCCATTACCGCGCAAGATGTGAAAATCTTCGATGACGTGACCAAAGCACAATCGCTGGCAGGGCTGACCGAATACCGCTGCATCTTTATCAAGAATACCGGCACTGTGGCGACCACGGACGAAAAGGTGGATATTAAACTGTTCATTGCCTCGAACACACCGGGACTGGACACCATCAGCATCGGCCTTGCAACTCAAGTTCCCAGCACCGGCGCAGGCGTATCAGGCACCGATTACCCGGCTGATACCGGATCGGAAACCGGCGCACCGGCTGGCGTGACCTTCTCATCACCGACTTCGGCGGCACCATTGACGGCGTTCAATCTCAGTTCAACCGCTGGCACGACCTACTGTAAAGCGATCTGGATCAAACGCGAAGTTCCGGCCAATTCATTCACCGAGACGCTGGCAAACAGTTTCAGTCTTGGCTTCAACGTAAAGGTTTAAATCATGGCGACATTTCAATATCGGGCAAGAACAGCGGCAGGAGCGGCAACCAATACGCCTTGCTGGGGACTATTAACCAATGCCACCAATGCGGTCAAACTGACTGAACTCAAGATTGTCATCGGCAGTGCTACGGCTTCCGAGTTTTCATTAGGGATAGCCGCAGCGGCGGGAACGCAAACCAGCGGTGTTGCTCCACTCAATACCGTGCTCGGCGGCGCGGCGGGAACGTCACGCATTGCCACGGCATGGTCGGCAGCCCCTACCGTGCCAACCGCATTTGTGGAGGGTGTCACCTTTCCGGCCACTATCGGCTCGATGATTTACTGGTCATGGCCGGAAGGTCTGTATATCCCGGTCAGTAGCGAGCTGGTGCTGTGGAATACCGGCGCTGGCACGAACTCAGCTATCAGCATCATTAGCGCGACACTCGAAGAACTGTAATGTTCCGTAACGGCGGTAACTGGATTCGGCGACACCGGGAGGTCAAAGCCCCGGTCGTCGTGATGCGACCGATTGGCAACGGGCAGTTCGTCAAGACCCTGAGCTATCCGGTATCGCCGTCTGTAGCGTTTGCTCTGCCGGTACGTACGGCGCTGGTCGGCTATCTGAATGCCAGTTACGACCTGTTAGCCTACTCCGAACAAACCGGCTATGTCGATGCCAGTTATGACCTATTGGCCTATACGGAAGCAGTCGGCTATGTCAACGGCAGCTATGACCTGAACTGCTACGCGGAGCAAACAGGCTATCTGGATGCCAGCTATGACCTGCTGGCGTACAGCCGGAAAGTCGGCTATCTCGATGCCACTTACGACCTGCAAGCCTATCAGCAAAAGACCGGCTATATCGATGTCAGTTATGATCTGCTGGCTTATACGCCGTCCATCGGCTATCTGGATGCGTCTTACGATTTCAATGCGTACACGGCGGCTACGGGCTATCTGGATGCCACGTATGATTTCCTTGCCAATGAGGTGTTCTATGGCTATGCGATTAATCTCAACACTTTTGCTGTCAGTAAGTTTGAGAATTATGGCTTTAATAGTCTGTCAGGTAGCTTTGGGGCTGATAATACCGGCATACACGCGCTTTCTGGTGCAACTGATAATGGAACTTCTATAAACTCCTTTATCGAAACTGGACGCATGGACTTTGGCGATCATTACCTAAAACGCATACCGGATGCTTGGCTTGGAATAAAGGGTGGGCCTTTTAAATTAACCATCACGGATGAAGCAACTGGAACTAATGCCTACAATGTGCCAGCAACCACGCAGATGAAAACCAGCAAGGTTAATCTTGGTCGGGGCTGTAAAGGCAAGTATTGGAAATCAAAGCTGGAGAATGTCGCTGGAAGTCAAGGTGTCGTTGATGACATTGTGTTGAGCGTGGAAAAACTGACAAGGAAAATCTAGTGTTTTTTAACGGCAAGC